AATTCAGAAGACCCTTCAAAATTTAAACCATCCGTTTTGGAGAGATTACCTCAGCCAGTTGGATATAGATTGTTAGTTATTCCTTATTACATGAAACAAACGACAAAAGGTGGAGTGTTTATTCCAGACGCTACAAGAGATAAAGAGAGCTTTGCTACAGTTGCAGCCTATGTTGTTAAGCTAGGACCTGATGCTTATAAAGATTCGGAAAAGTTTCCAAGTGGACCTTGGTGTGTTGAGAAAAATTGGGTTCTTATGGGAAGATATGCTGGAAATCGTTTTAAAGTGGACGGATTAGAAGTTAGGCTAATAAATGATGATAATATTATAGCAACTATACTTGACCCATCAGATATTTCGTATGTATAAGATAAGAGAGGAAAATTAATAATGTCAGTAGAACCACAAAAAGTAGAAGAAGTAACATCTGTTGAAATTGAACAGGAAGAAGATAAAACAAATGCAAGTGCAGTTGTTGATATTGATTCTGATGGTCAAACTAAAACAGAAATAGTGGCTGATGATAATTCAAATGAATTAGAAAATTATAGCGACAATGTTAAAAAACGTATTAATCAACTTACAGCTAAAAGAAAACAAGCTATTGAAGAGGCTGATGCAGCTTATCAATATGCACAACAAAAAGAACAAGAAAATACTCAATTAAAGGAGAGATTAAGTCAACTTAATCAAGGGTATAATAATGAGTATGAAAACAGAGTAAAAAGCCAAACAGCACAAGTGAAAGAAATTTATAAAAAAGCTTATGACGCTGGTGACTCTGAAAAAATGGCTGAAGCACAGAACCTCATGTCTAGATTAGCTGTTGAGGAAGAAAGACTTCGAGTTCAAAAAGCTCAAGTAGAGCAACAAAAAGCACAACAACAACCACAAGCTCAACAAGTACAACAACCACAAGCTCAACAAGTACAACAACCTACACAACAACAAAGGCGTGATCCTAAGTTAGAAAGTTGGCTTGAAAAAAATAATTGGTTTGGTTCAGATCAAATAATGACAAATGTTGCTAAAACAATACATGAGCAAATAGTTAGGGATGAAGGTTTCGATCCTCTTTCAGATGAATATTATCAAGAGATAGATAAGAGAATGAGAGTAGAGCTACCTCACAAGTTTCAGGATAAACGTGCAAACGTCCAAGCCGTTACTCCTGCGTCTAACGGACGGAATGTTAAATCTGGACGGAAAAAATCTGTGCAACTAACGCCTGGTCAAGTGGCATTTGCAAACAAAATGCGAATACCTTTGGAAAGATACGCTAAAGAAGTAGCGAAATTAGAAAATAAAAGGAGTTAATTATGGCTGATAGAATAAATCGAGAAACAGTGACTCGTGAAAAAACTGAAAGAGTAGCCGAATGGAAAGCTCCGACTACATTAGAAGCTCCAGAAGCTCCTATTGGTTATAAACATCGTTGGATTCGTGAAAGTGTTATGGACTTTGATGATCGTAATAATATTCACAAAAAACGGAGAGAAGGATATGAATTGGTTCGTGCCGAAGAATATCCAGACTTTGATGCACCTGTTATTGATGAAGGTAGAAACGCTGGTTGTATAGGCGTTGGTGGCTTATTACTGGCTAGAATACCAGAAGAAATAGCAAATCAAAGGAATACTCATTATAGCCGAAAGGCACAAAATCAAATGGATGCAGTTGATAATGATTGGATGAAAGATAACAATCCAGCCATGCCTAAACTCAATCCACAACGTAAATCCTCTGTGAGTTTTGGCTCACGGAAAATTAAACAGGAGTAATTTAAAATGGCAAATAAAGATGCAGCCTTTGGTATGCGTCCTATTGGAAGAGTTGGTGGTACACCTTATACAGGTGGACAAAGCCGATATAGAATAGCAGCCAATTACGGAACTTCTATCTTTCAAGGTGATATGGTAGCACAAGTAACAGGTGGTGGTATCGAAGTTCACGCAGATGGAGGAACAGTTCCAATCGTTGGTGTTTTCAATGGATGTTCATTTACAGATCCGACAACTGGAGAACAAAAGTTTCAAAATTTTTACCCAGCAAGCACTAATGCTTCAGATATTATTGCTTTCGTAATTGATGACCCAATGGTTATCTTTGAGGTACAAGCTGATGATACTTTCCCAGTAGCCGACTTATTCGGTAATTTTGATATCGTATACACTTCATCTGGTAGTACAGTAACTGGTATTTCTGGTGCTGAACTAAACGTAACCGATGGTGGTACTGGTACAACTTTACCATTAAAAGCAATAGACATATCCGAAGACCCAGAAAATTCTGATGTAGCTTCTGCAAATACAAATGTAAAAGTTGTTATTCAGAATCATATTTTTGGTGTCAAGGGTGCTGGATTAGCATAAGGAGAAATAGACATGGCAATATCTAGAGCACAGCTCGCTAAAGAACTAGAACCAGGTCTAAACGCCTTGTTCGGTATGGAGTATGATCGTTACGAAAACGAACACTCTGAAATATATGATGCAGAAACTTCTGATCGTGCATTTGAAGAAGAAGTAATGCTATCAGGTTTTGGAAACGCACCAACTAAATCAGAAGGTGCTGGAGTATCATTTGATGTAGCAAACGAAGCGTTTACTGCAAGATATACTCACGAAACTGTTGCACTTGCTTTCGCTCTTACAGAGGAAGCAATAGAAGACAATCTTTATGATCGTCTTGGAGCAAGATATACAAAAGCTCTTGCTCGTTCAATGGCTCACACCAAGCAGATTAAAGCTGCTGCTACATTAAACAATGCGTTTAATTCTAGCTTTACTGGTGGTGATGGTGTTGAACTTTGTGCAACAAATCATCCATTATCTGGTGGTGGAACTTTTGCAAATGAACCATCAGTAGCTGCTGATTTAAACGAAACATCTTTAGAAGATGCTTTAATTAGTATCTCTACATTTGTTGATGAACGTAACATGATTGTAGCGATGAGAGGTATGAAACTTATTGTACCACCTCAACTTCAGTTTATTGCTGATAGATTGTTGGAATCAACATTACGTCCAGGAACAGCAGACAACGATGTTAATGCAATTAAAAATATGGGTATGTTACCAGAAGGTTACACTATCAATCACTTTTTAACCGACACAGATGCGTTTTTCATTAAGACAGACGCACCTAATGGTTTTAAAATGTTTGAGCGTTCACCTCTTTCAACTTCTATGGAAGCTGACTTTGATACTGGAAACATGAGATTTAAAGCAAGAGAAAGATATTCTTTTGGTTTCTCAGACCCAAGATGTGTATTTGGTTCTCCTGGAGCTTAAATACAAACATTTTTACAATATTATAGAGAGGCAATTTATTTGCCTCTTTATTTTTTTTTAAAACTATATTAGAGTGTAATCGTGGACATGATAAACCTTGACAGTTGCTTAATGTAACTGACACAGCCAAGACAAGGAGATTAACATGGCTAATACAACATTTAAAGGTACAGTAAGATCCGAGGGTGGATTAAAAATTATATCTACTGATGGTACTTCTGGTGCAGAAACAGAAAATCTTGCTATTGACTCAAGTTCGAATATTCAATCAAAGGGTACATTAATATCTGCTGGTACAAGAAAAATACAAACATTTGTAGGAACTCTTGCTGGAACTGACGCAGCCTCAACGGCTTATGCAGATGGTGATGTTTTGGTAGAACTTGGTACATTAGATACTACAGCACCTGCAAGTATAGTAACACCAACAAAATTTTTTATACACAGAGCTTTAGTGGGAATTACTACAGCAGCTGGTCAAACTTTAGCTGGTAGTTTACAATTAAGTGCAACTTCTGGCACAGCAACTAATTCAGCCGTTTCTTCTGGAACAGAAATTGTTGGTGCTGGTGTAACTTCATTTAACGAACAATTAAGTGCCACACAATCAATTACTGAAATAGATATTAATTTTAACGATAGTGCTGGAAATTATCATATATTTGTTCCAAATATTACTGCTGCCATAGCAAGTAAAAATTTGTACGCAGCTGCCACAACCACTGTAAATGCTGATATAACGGCTGGTCGATTTACTGTCGAACTAGAATATTCAGTATTTTAATGATTGGGGGTTTCAAACCCCCTTTTAAATAGAGGAGAAAAAGATGGCAGCATCAGACGTAAAAGCTTTAACAATAGCAGATACAAACGCATCTGACGATGATCGAATCGTTACGGCAGCAAGACCAGATACAACAGCTACATTAGCTAACACAACATTTGCAGGTGGTGGAGCTAGAAACATAATTGTAACCACAACAGGAACTGGTGATAACGGAAAAACTACCACAATTACTGGTACGGATGTTTTTGGTAATACTTTAAGTGAAACAATTACATCAACTGGATCAGCAGAGGCAGTTGCAGGAACAAAGTTATTTCTTACTGTTTCAGCAGTAGAGTGTTCAGCACAATATGCAGCAAATATTAAAGTCGGTTCTGGAACATTATGTGCTCAAGCAGTTTTAGGTGGTGAAAGAGTAAGGATTAAAGGATTATCTATTGTTTCAGGTGGAACAGCAGGTTCTGTTTCTTTTATTAATGGAACACCAGAAACTGGTACAACATTATTTTCATCAAGAACTATTGGAACTGCAAACGCTACAGTAGATAGAACTATACCACAAAATGGTGTTTTGTTTGAAAATGGTGCAACAGTAAGTTACACATTAGATGTTACTGACAATACCACAGTATTTTTTGGATAGGATATAACATGGCTTCTAAAGGTCAGATGCCAAAAAGAAACAAAAAAAATTTCAGACCTACGAAAAAAGGTGCTGGAATGACAGCGGCTGGTGTCAAAGCTTATCGTAAGCTTAATCCAGGTTCTAAATTAAAAACTGCTGTGACTAAGAAAAAAAACCTAACTGAGAAAGAAAAAGCGAGAAGAAAGTCTTTTTGTGCAAGGTCTGCTGGTCAAATGAAAAAATTTCCAAAAGCAGCCAAAGATCCAAATAGTCGTTTACGTCAAGCTAGAAAAAGATGGAGATGTTAATGGTTATGTCACGATTACAAATGTCTGAACAAATAGATAAGTCACCAAGTAAGAGGAAAACAAAAATGGATATGCCTAAAGGATTAACATATTATCGAAAAGGTGGTAAAGCTTCTAAAAAAAGTAAAGGAAGTAAAATTTGTCCAGAAGGCAAAGCATGGGCGAAAAGAACTTTTGATACATACCCATCAGCTTATGCTAATTTAGCTGCATCAAAGTATTGCAAAGATCCAAACTATGCTAAAAAAGCAAAAGGTGGTAAAAGAAAAGGTAGATAAATGGGTGAATTAAAAAATTGGTTGAAACAAAACTGGGTTAGGATAGGTACAGATGGTGAAATTAAAGGTCCTTGTGGCACTTCAAAAGATAAGAAAAACCCTGATAGATGCTTACCAAAAGCTAAAGCTCAACGTCTTAGCAAGTCTGAACGAGCCAAAACAGCCAGAAAGAAAAAAAGAGAAGGTGCAAAAGGCAAAACAGTTGTCCAAAACACGAAAAAAGCGAAAGTGACAAATTTGATAGATGGTGGTGAAGTTAAAGCTATGAATAAACCAAAAAGAAAATTTAATGGAAAAACAAAGTCAAATCAAGCTGTTGCTAGAGGTTGTGGTGCAATCTTAGCAAACAAACGAAAAATAACAAAAGGTGCTGTAACGCAATCATAAAGGAAAAATAATGGCAGTTTCTGGATCTACAAATTTTGAATTAGACGTTGTTGAATATATAGAAGAAGCTTTTGAACGTTGTGGTTTAGAAGTTAAAACTGGTTATGATTTAAAAACTGCTAAAAGGTCATTAAATCTTATGTTAGCTGAGTGGGCGAACAGAGGTTTAAATCAATGGACAATAGTTCAAAGAACTCAAGCACTAACAAAATCTGATGGAGAGTATAGTTTAGGAGCTGATGTTATTGATGTCTTATCTGTTTCTATTTTAAGAAGTGATATATATTATTCATTAGAAAGAATAAGTAGAGATACTTATCTTGCGATACCAAATAAAGCAACAACTGGTAGACCCACACAGTTTTTTTTAGATAGACAGATTACACCTAATTTAAAGATTTGGCCGCTACCAGAAAATAGTACAGACGTAATATATTATGATGCACTTACTCGAATAGATGATGCAGATGATTATACTAATACGCTAGATTTACCTTTTAGGTTTTACCCTTGTTTAGCTGCTGGTTTGGCTTATTATATAGCAATTAAAAGAGCACCAGATCGAATACAATTATTAAAATCTGTATATGAAGAAGAGTTTCAAAGAGCAATAGCAGAGGATCGAGATAGAGCCTCAATTAATATTACACCAGAACTAAGGGATTATAGAATTGTCTAAGTACGCATCAGGTAAATACGCATATGGAATATCAGATCGTTCTGGTTTTCGATATCGCTTGCGTGACATGAGGCAAGAATGGAATGGTCTTTTAGTAGGAAAAGATGAGTTTGAACAAAAACACCCACAACTTTTTCCTATTCGAGTTAGACCAGATGGACAAGCACTTAGAAAAGCAAGACCAGAAATTACATTAGATCAAGAAAGAATCATACAG